CGCAGTAACACTAGCGGTGTTTGGAGCCGCGTTACCTATCTCTACGATAGAACCTGAATTGTTTACAAAGAGTTTTTTATCCGCGATATTAATCGCGACTTCCTTATCGACTAGATCACTTGTTGTCGGTGTCGAGTTGGGAGTTATCGAACTCTTTAGTTTGATCCTCGTTGCCATTTATAGCATTCTCTGATGATTGATCTTGTATACTATTTAACTGGGTTTGTAAGTCCAGTATCTTCGCTTCAAGCATAATGTTAGATAATGTCAGTTCAGAAACTTTACGTTGTAATGTGGAAATAATAATGTTTACGTTCATGGGTTTTCAGTGTTAGAAAACGCCTCCATCTAAAGTGTCTGTCCATACAGGAACGCCTCCTGCTGTGACTGTTAGAACTTGGAATGAAGTTGTTGCGTCAGTTCCTGTACCAGGTGATGCCATGTTAGCAGCAGCTGTTACATTTAAGGGGTTTGTACCGTCGCCATAAGGAATACCATACTGAGTAAAGGTTGAAACACCTGTACCACCATATTGTACTTCGAGGTCAGTATCTAGTTCTAGGTCACCAAGTACGACTGTACCACGGTTACCTGTTACACCAAAGACTGTACCAGTGTCTGTAGCATTCTCAATGAATGTCCAAGCACCAGCTCCATCAGCACCTCCAGTGCGATCATAACCAAAGAAACCAAACTGAGCAGCACTACCTGTGTGGTAGTGAACTTTAACACCTCTGTCTAGTCCGTCACTAGCATCTCTTACAGCAGTAATACTGCCACCACTATCTATGTTACCAGTGATTGCCTGATCTAGAGTGATCGTTTTAGCACCTGTGTCAATAGAAGCAATATTAGTTGAGTTTGCTATGTTTGTTCCAGTGATATCATCACCAACATTTAATCCTACCACTCTGTCCACAGTAAGAACTGTAGCACCTGATGTAGCAGAAGCAGTCAATGTTAATACAGTTGTAGGATCACCTAACTCGATTGTAGGATCGTTAACAGACATTGAAGCACTGTTAACTGTAGTTGTTGTACCATCAATTTGAAGGTCACCTTTAATAATAACTAAACCTTCAGCATCACCACCAGCTGGGAATGGGTCAATGATCATCTCTGTACCAGAGGTAGTAGAGAGGACGTTGGCATCCATCTTTAACTGGTCAATAGTGAACTCACCAGTAGTATTGATTGTAGCGTTAATGGTTTGTGTGCCATTGAATGTAACGCCATTCTCAAATGTAGTAGTTGAGTTAACTGTTAGGGTATCACCATTATCAGTACCGATAGTGGTGTCGTCATCGACATTTAAGTCTTTGACCCATGCTTTAGCACCAACTGCTAAACCACCTGATACCATCACCGCAGCAGTTGTGGAGTTGGACGCTGTAGTAGTGTCAGCAAATGTTACCTGAACACCTGTGTCATACTGCTGATCAGCACCAGCCCATCTTAGTTTGTCTGTAGTTGTCTCATCATAATATACACGTGCGTCATTTCCTGTACCGAACTTTAGGGGGATATCGTCCTGTATAAGAACTGAAGCAGCTGCGTTACCACCTGACACTCTTCTGACTTGTAAGTCACCGTCAGAGTCGTCCCAGACTAACTCAAGGTCTCCAGATGTACCGAACTCTACTTCCTGTCCATCTTGGAATACAACCTTACCAGTGCCATTAGCACCGATGATTAGGTCTGTGTCTGTTGTGCTTGTGTCAATTACGTTCGAGTTGATCTGAACGTCATCAACCAAGAGTTGATCTATTTTACTATTACTGTCTACTACGATAGATGAATCTGCTGTCAGTACGCCATGTACCTGATCCAACATATCTGTAAAATACTTACCACCTACAACCTGAGCAGCAGAGTTGTTGTCTCCAACAAATAGTCTGTCTCCTAAGTTTGCCTGTGTTCCTGCACCTACGGTAAGAGCTAATTCACCAAATTCAATGGTACCTGGTGCTGCTGTTCCCGTACTTCTTTTGACCAGTAGCTTTGATGCCATCAGAATGTACCCCCGTTAATCGTTATGTTGTTTAATACTGTTGTTGGTATAAATTTAGCTATGTCTGATTTATAAACCAGTACACTACCATTTTGTAAACCACCTGAGCTTGCGTCTGTCAGGTCAACGTCAGCTAATGCACCAACGTTACCACCCCCACCGCCTGTGGCGACACGGGTTACTCTTGGAACTGATTGATCTCCAAATCTTAACCTTGCCATTAAAGTGTGACTCCCTCAAGTACGCTTACTGTTCCTTCTAACACTCTCGTCTTTAGACCAGAGGGAGAAGTTATTACGACATCATATACATACCGTCCAGCCTTCATTGCTGTAGTCTGAACTGCATTTAGTGAAAGTTGTACACGTCCTGCTGTCACAGGTGTCATGACTGCTGCTGTGACCGTCACAGAAGAACTACTTGTGTAATGCTTCTTGATCATTGACGCTACTGTGTATCCAGTCATATCAAATTCTGTACCGTTATCATTCTCGACAGTAAAGTCAATATTGAAGTCGGAACCTTGATAGACGAGTAAGTTGGATACCGCAGATGCCATGGTATAAAATTTTCCCTAAAGAGTATTTATCTCAGAGTTATTTATTGCTTTTTTCCACTAGAACTTGAAGCATAGACTTGAGTTCTGTAATCTCATCTTTGAGATCTAAAACTTCGTCTCTCTTCTTGCTAGCTTCAGCACGAGCTTTAATATATGCCTCGTACGCAGTACGATCCGTATTCACGATAGCATTGCTATCTGGATCTCTTCCTAGGTTTTTATGATCTTCGACTTTTATTAATCCTTTCTCATCTCTTGGATCAACATTCTTACGTTCGTTGATCTCTCTTTCTCGTTCTCTAGCTCTTTTTTCAAAGTCTTCCATTATGCTAAGGCAATGATTCTTAGGTCTTTGACTCGTGGAATGTAAGGTTGATTATAGTTCTTAAGTACTACCTTAAGTTGGAATCCATCATAAGCAGGAGCGTCATCTAGTGTATATTCAAAATCACTGAATATAAACGGATCGTTCTGAGGAACCATCTTACCACTATCGGGACGACCATCTGTGTTAAAGAACTCAAAGTTCAAGTCATCAGTGTCACCTGTATAACCTACAGGTACTAACTTATACATCACCTGAATCTCAGAAAACTCAAATGTATTCGCTGCGAATGCCACCTTGACACCAGTAGAGGAGTTATCCAATCTAGCGAGTCTAGTAAGGTATATAGCAGCGTTCTCATCGCCCACCCCAGTAGTAGGATCAGCGTTGTTAACTAGGTTTGCGGTAGTTGTGACACTCATACGTTGGGTGTCTACTACAGGAGATAGGTGTGTTACGTCAGAGAAGAAGTTTAACTCTAAGTCTAGTGATTTACCACCTGACATGTTACTAATTTCGTTTTGCTTAGAAGCAATGACCTTAGTAGCAAGGAAGTAATTGATGTCATTGAGTGTGACATCTCTAAATGTAGTGTCTTTAACAAATGAAGTCTCAGCATTGTATCCAGCTGGGAAAGGTCCTGCGGATGTACCGCTAGTACCTAACGCTCTAGCACTAATGCTAGTGCCTGGTTGTGCTTGAGTCTGTATTGAAGGAGTAAGAACATCCCATGGTATATTCTGTGAGATAGTAACGTTGTCACCACCCGCTGTCAATGTCTTATGTGCTTTGACCCCTGTTATGTTTAATCTATACTTATGAGGACTGTTCAATGTAGTCAATCCACCAAATGTAGATGTATGATGTGTACCATTAATCTTTGTGAGAGGTATTCCTGCTAGGTTATAGCATTCTACAGTCGCATTGATCGCATGATCTGATCCAGTAGCAGCACCTGAGTTGGTGACTGGATCCCAATTTCTGCCACTCACTGAACCTGCATTGTGTCCAACGATATCAACAACCCAATCAGGAGATCCAGTGTTGATACTTTCATATGCGATAATCTCATCACCAATCTTGAGGAAACCAGGATTAGTGTCGGAAACGGCAGGAGCAGCATTGCCAGGTCCGATGTTACCATTAGAAGCAGTCTTCGCTGCTGCATCTGCAGCGTTACCACCGATAACAACATGGAAGTTTGCTGCCTCTGTCAAGGTAATCTGCGATACACCTGAAGCAGCAAGAGCAACTTTAAGTGTAGTGTCACCTACCTCAGACTTAACGCCATCCATGACGACGTAGTTGAGTGATGACTGCATACCATGATTACTATGGAATACATCAATATATGTCTGATCGTTTGTAGTAGCAATAGCGTTTGGTAGAGCACTTATGAATCCACCGTTGTTCTCTTCTAGTGTTGCGTTGTTTAGAATCAACTTAGACTGGTTGAGAGTTGTAGGTAGAGTAAAGTCTGCTCTGTAGATCTTGAACATCAAGTCTTCAAACTGAGATGGTGTCCAAGTAGATGCGTTCTGTGACTTGAATAGAACACCGATGTATGGTTGCTCAGAGATCTTCTCTCCTGCGTGAGCAGCATCAATAGCATCTTCACCTAGAAGTGAGATGAATACTTTATACTGGTTTGAGTCAGATGTGACAACAATAGCATGTTCTTGCTGATGTCCTATGAATACAGGAGACTCAAATGTAAATGTAGTTGGTGTAGAAGCGTCAGTAGAGGTTACAACATCCTTTGCTTGCTTGATGACCTTAGAGAATGGAACGATAGTCTGTGTAGGTGTACCATTTTCTACAGTCCTTATATCAATAGCAACTGGAATCTCAAAGTCTTTCTGTTGGAAGAATAGATCAATCTTAGTTAGATATACACCACCCTCTAGGTTCTCATCCTGAATCAAGAATGTTTGTGCTAGTGGGTCAGACCATAGAGTTCTGTTCTGAGTGAACTTCTGCTCATCAATCTGTGCGTTACGTACAGATATAATAGTCTCTTGTGTAGTCTGTAGGATACCTGTAGCAGCGTACTCTGTCTGTGCTGATGACTCAGACTCACCTTGTACTTGTGAATCATTAGTGGTATCAGATAGACGGAAGATACGTGTACCAGTCTTGAACTTAGGGTTGGTTGCCTTACTTGGGTCAGGTATAAAGAATGTACCCTTTAAGAATCCTGATGGGTCAGTTACTAACTTTCTCTCTTTAACTTTCGCCCTAGCACCTGAACTTTGTCCGACAAGGACTTCATTCGGGATTGGATTGCCAGAATATGCTCCGAGAGCTTGAGCAGCAAGAGCACCAGTGTCAAGGTTGATCCAGCCGAGGTTTGCTGTGTAGTCCGATACCGACGAAATATTAACGTTCGTGTATGGGTTCGTTGTGTAGTTATCATTTGGTTCTAAGATACGCAATGAGCATCCAGAGGTTAGACCTTTAACAGTCTCACCAACTTGGAAAGGTGTGCTGTTTGTGTCCGCATCATCATTAGGGTTCTTTGTGACTTCAAGCAGCTTAGGTGTAACAAATGCCTTGACATCTACTCCATCAAAGAATGGATAGAATCTTGTCTTGGGCTTAAGTTTCTCCCCTTTAAATTCTATGTTTCTGGAACGCATGTTCTGTATGTGTTCCACAGATACAACTTTGTTACCTAAACTCTGCTGTTCAATGATAGGAGTTATCTTATGTCTTACACCAGTTCTTGTTTGGTCTGTTCTGACTCTTGTAAATGTCTCTGTTCTTGTCCTACGACGCTTACCCTTACCAGTAGTTACCTGTCTCTGCTGTGTCACTCTACCTGACCATGTGGTCTGCCATGAACCCCACTGGATAGGTGATAGTCCATTCTGATCAGCATTGAACTCACGTAAACTTGTCATGTAGTTACCTTCAACCACAGGACCTTGGATAGCAGAAAGAGACTTAGTATCTACCCAGTCGTCTGAGGCAGGAGTCAACTTGATGTCACCAATGAATGTGAATACGTTGAATGGGTTTACATTCTCTAGAGCAGATGCATATGGTTGGTCAACCAATACCACATCATTATATGGTAGTGTGATTAGATCACCAGTCTGTTGAATATTCTGAGATGTAGAACTAACAATAAGAGGTAGGTTAGTTGTATAGTGTGATGGACGTAAGTGTCCCTCTTCAAAGTCTACTGATACTCTGTAGTCAGGGTGGAATGTATCACTGGTTGCTAGTGATGCGAAGTTGTCAACGATAAATCCATTCTTGAATCTATCCATGCCATTGCTGTCTCTAACAGAGAATGTGGCAGTCTCAGCTTCTAGTAGTGACAACTGAGTATAGTATTCAAGTGTCTTGATTCTACCTTCTAACTGCTGTATATCTCTAAATGTATATCTCTTATAGTTTGTCTGCTGAATAGTTACGTCTTCGTCTACATCAAACACATATGGTTCGATAGTCAACGTAGCAAGGAGCATAGCGTCATCAGGGTCAGCTGGTTCTACAGGTGTCTCTGATGGTTGACCTTGGTTAATTACGATCTTAGAATCTTTATTGATACCAACCTTGTCAATCCTACCCAAGTAATACTGATAAGAAAGAATTGTAGTATCTGCCTGACCAGGTATACCTACAAGGTTACCAGTAAATTCTCTGTCATCAAAGTTGAAGTATTCAGTTGCTGTGTGTACATATGGAGAGGTGCGTGTACCAGTGCCAGATATCTTATCTGGAACCATTGGACGGAAGTCTAAACCATTTCTTAAACCGATCTCACCAAATGAAGGAATCTCTTTGTAGTCCTCAGTAGAGTATGAGTCAACACTATAGAATCCATCTCCAGATGTAGTATCAAATCTATCAAAGACAACTAAGATTCTACGAGTAGGAGCTGAGTATCCTGCCTTCCTTACAATACGAGAGTAATCATAATACTGTTCTCTCTGACCATTATCTAATTCATATGATGATGTAATGTTGTTAGCACCTTGTCTGATTGTACCTACTGTGATCTTACCACTAGCAGTAGGTGTAGATATATTTTCATCACCTGTAAAGTTGTTGTCATTCAACATTACATAGAATACTGTAGTGCTGTTAAATGATACGATCTGTGCTTTGGCACCTGAAGATCCACCTGTTAAGATCTGTCCGATCTCAAGTGTACCTATGAGGTTACTATAACCTAGATTAGGAATCTCAGGATCATCCTGATCAGGTGATTCATAGATTGCTTTCAATGAGAATACGTCAGCACATCCTAGAGAAATCTGTTTGTCTTCTAGTCTATGTCCATATCCCGCTGTAGTTTGAGTCAAACCATTTGCTGAAGAACCAGAGGTATGGTCTACTCTCATGACCTTCATACGCTGTGTGGTCTTTGCCTTAGCAGTCCTGTTACTTGAGTAAACTGTTGCTATAACAATTACTGAACTAACACCTGATAGACCACTGATAGAAGCACTAGCGTCGCCAGGATTTGATGTAGTAGTTACACCATTCAATCCAACTGTATATGAGGTTCCTGCGTTAGAACCACCAGTAGCAATTATTTGGAAATCATCTCCATCGGTAGGATCTCTGAACGTGAGGTTAGACCCTGCTGAGACTGAGAAAGTTCCTCCAGATACTGACTCGGTGAAACTCTTTCTGAAGAATCCGAGTGGAGCCACAGCAGACCCAGAACTATTAGTGGAAGTTGACTTAACAGCACTCTTCGGAATAGGCGATATAAGCGTTCTCTTTTGTGCCTCCCTGATTTGAGGTCTAAGTAAAAGAATGTTTCCACTGATTGCTCCATTAGATAAATTATTTGATGTCACTCTCTCGATTGCTATCTGACCTGCATTCGTGATACCTGTGACACGCACTTCATGTGCTAGGTTGTTGTTTGAGAATGCTAGAATATCGTTGATTCTCAACTGAGACACAAAGTTAGACAGTGACGCAGTTAGAGTAGCAGTATTGTTGCCAGATGTACTACTCAATACAGGTGCGTTGGCAGCAACTGTTGCTTGTAGGTCAAGGATAATATGAGAAGTAAATCCTGACTTATACAATGACTTAGCATCAGTAAACTGATAACTGTAGACACTATTAGATGTACCGATAGATGAAGTTGGTGCTTCTTCTAGGGCAAAAGTCTCACCAGATTGGAATGTACCTGTGACACCCTCAAATAGAGCACTGGAAGCACTACCATTTGTCAAAGAGAAACCTGTAGCACCTGATGACATACCAATGTACTTCTTACCAGCTACCCATGTTACATTACCTGTAAATCCAACCGTAGTGAATAGATCAACGTCAGCAAGACCTACACGGTATATGGTGTCTGCTGTGTTTCTACTACCACTATCAAATGAGAATGCGAATACTCTTGCTTGTCCTACTTTAGTACCAGTAGCAGATCCACTACTACTTTTTCTATCATACAAATCAATCTTATCATATAATTGTACACCACCATATAGGTTATTGACTCTTACAAAGTTACCAAAGTCAGATGATATTGCCTGAGCATCTGCAGCAGCAAATGTTCTTGGTTTTGGTACGTCCTTAAATGTGTTAGCTAACTTCTCTGTTCTATAACCTGAGACATATGCTGTACCTGGCGAGATCTGAACTGCTAGATGTTTTTCTACAGGTTCGTTGCCATCTTGTGTAGTTTGATCTTCAGTGTATACACCATTATTAAATGCGTCGTTTAAATTCTCTCTTACATCTATACTAAATCTCTTGACATAGTAATCACCAGACTCTTCTTTAGTTCTGGTTGCTAGTACATCATTGATAAATCCTAGATCACTACGTTCTACCTTATTCTCGATAGCACCAACATTGGTACGTAGCAATTCAATGAAGTCAGCAGAGTTAGGGTCTGCTAGGTTCTTCTTAACTAGAGATAGATTGATTTTGAATCTATCTGCACCAGGTGCTGAGAAGTTTGTACTACCTATGGCATTATCATATAGAGTAGCATCTTCGTCAGCAGTTATAATTCTTTCCTCTACCTTTAGACCAACCTTATATGATGGGTTGTTACTATACTGGTCTAATACGAGAGTTTGTTCTTGTACAGGTACAAAGTATCCACGTACAAAATATACACCCTTACCTACGTTAGCAGTAGAACCTGTTGCTGTGCTGCTAGAGTTAAGCAACTGAGCAAGAGGTGTACCAGCTACGATAGTAGATGTACTGTAGGTTATATCTTCTTCACAAGTTAATATCTCACCAGACTGGAATACACTGGTTTCATTGTCATCTGCTTTTGATAGGTATGTCACATAGAATGACACATAACCACGAGTAGATGTAGTAGCACTGATAGAGAAGTTAATTCTAGCACGGATGTTTGAAGTGGCACCCTTCACAACCTTGCCATTAAGTGCTTCTCTGTATAATTCTACTGGTAAGTTAAGATAATTATTCTGAACTAAAACAACAGGATAATTCCTGTTAAGTGTGATACCGCCAGGTACCACCATACTACCTTCCTTGTAAACACCTTGACCAAATGTATCAATTTGGTTTTGTAAAAGTGATTGGAGGGTAGTAAGTTCTCTTGCCTGTACTGGAAAGCCAGGTTTAAATAATACTTTTAGAAATCCCTTATCATCATCGAAATCGTCGAAATAAGGAGATATATTCAGGTTAGTATTCTGTGCCATTAGAATTCAATTACTACTTTGAGCTCTTCGTTTTGATCCGCAGATCTTGTTATTGGGTTCCTATTGTCTATGTAGAGGATTTCTCCAGAGTTGATTTCTACCTCTCCGTTAGCATATCCTTCAATAAATGACAGTCCTAATTCATAGACAGATACACCAATAGTGATTTGAGTCAACGGTACAGATGATGTACCAAAGTTCGCATCAGGTGTAGCAGTTACAATATCAGAAGATGTAATTTCATAATTTCCATTGAACTCCACAATGTTACCAGAGGTGACACCATCATTAGAATCTTGATAGTATCTTAGAACCTTAGTAGTAGAGTCGTAAGAAACAACATATCCTTTCGCACCTGTTGTGGTTTGAGTGATAGTTGTGCCAGGTGAAAATGTTCCACTAGGTGAACCAGTTCCAGACTGAGGGAAGATCAATGCCTTAACAGCAGATCTTGTATTCTGATCTGAAATGGATGTAGTGTTATAGTCATATGGATTGAGAACCAAACCAACTCTACGGAATGTAAGGTCAGTTGGGAAATCAACAAATGCTGTTGATGTTTCTAATTTAGATGCGAACATAAGACGGTATGCACCAATCTCTCTTGTAGCATCTTTACCATGTCCACCGTTAGGTGGGATGATGATATCGAGAACAGCACCCGATCCACCAGCTCCGATGTTAGGAATCAATCCTACATCTATTGTCGCGAAACTGTAGTTAGAACCTGAGTTAGTAACAGTCACGTTAGTGACAGAACCAGACTCTACAGTCACAGAACAAAATCCTTGAGTACCACCATTTATTTCCCAGTCACCACGTATGGGTACGTTAGTGTAGGTATCATTATTATATCCCTGACCTTGATTCTCGATAACAACTGTATCAATAGAACCAGGACCAGCAGCAGCCTGTACCAAACTATTCTCAAGAACAGGTATAAACTCTGTAGTAACAAATTTTAGAATATTATCAGCATCAATAGTGTACATATACTTCCAACGATACTTGTACTCTGAGGAGTCGTTGGTTTCAATAACTGTGGTTGATGTTCCTGTTGGTTCAACCAATGAAGGTCTACCTCTAGGATATGTGGGAGACTGACCATTGTACAAACACTTGTACACGTTGAAGTCAGAGTTCATCACATAGAAGTTTGAGTCATATAGACGAGTAGCACCATTAGCAGTAGTCTTAGCAGGACTGTAGTCAGGTTTGTACATGGAATATGTACGACCAGTTCCACCAGTAGTCTCTGTAGGATCAATCCAATCTACTCTAGGTACAACGAGAGATGTATCAGTGATGTCAACTCTCTTAAACGCAACTGAATCCGCATACGCTAAACGATGATAGGTGAAACTATCAATCGGTTCGTTAGTGGGTGGGGAGTCAGGTGAACCCCATTGTTTAGCACGTCCAACAAACAAATACACTTTATTTGCGTCCGAACCAGTACTACCGAGAGTGTTGCGAAACGCTTCGGCTGCGTAAATTCTAAATTTATCGGTTACAAGTGCCATTAGTATAGGGCTTTATAGGTTATTTATACTGTATAAACACGGATAGTTGGAAGGATCTCCATTGTACCCGATGCTGTCAAACTTACTGGTAGTGTGATCTGGAACGTAGCATCACCAGTACGTGTGATTTTATAAGTTCCATTTAATGTGTCTGCAGGATAACTGCCAATCGCAGATGTAAATCTGATGAATCTCTCCATACCAGTTTGGAGATAATGATTGTTACCCATGGTGATGTTTACGGATGTTCCAGTAGCATTG